CACCTCCCACGGGCCCTAAGGCCCGATCACCTAGAAAGGTGATCTCCACCCGAGCTTGATGTTGACGGACTCGGGGCGTCCAGAACGCTCCAAGTGCTCATCATCGACGCTCGCAACGCCGAATAGCGGTGGTGCAAGGTCCTGGTCTGGATTTTTACATCCAAACTGGGGTGCCTGCGAACCCAGCCGCAAGAGACACTTGAGTAGGGCACCAGTCCCCTCCAAAACATCAGGAGGAGATTTGGCATGCACATAATAGCCCTTGGTTAAGGGGCTATGCATGTATGGATCCAGCTTTTGGAATTCATATCCAAGAGCCGACTCCCTGCCCAACAACGGTGAAGATGGTGCTACATTTGGAAAGATACCTAGTATCTTAACAATGTAGTCATCCATCCATGCGGCGGAACGCCACAAACCAGCCCAATAGAGCTGGTTACGTAGCGCAACCGCAGCAATTACACCATCCGCGTCCTGCCGCCGTGTAGGGAGTTCCTGACGGACCTTGACAATACTAACGTCATGGCCGTCATAGTACTCCTTACCGCAAGATTCTCTGAACCTTCCGGTCCAGTAAGACTTGCTGACGTTAACCACATGCCCAAAAGCATGAAGCTCGTCAACGACGGACAGCACATAGTCTCTGGGAACGATCAAATCGTCACCAAAGACACGCACCTGCTTCGAGAACTGATTGACAACCAGCTCCCGAGAAAGCGGGGCACTAAGCTCCCTTTCAATCCCCAAGAAGATTATGGTAAGAAATACCATAGCTTCAAAGGGAAAGCAGAGAGCTGAACCCATAGATGCGAACTTGGCAAGGCGTTGAACGCCAAAGCCAGGTACATCAGCCTTCCTAGACCGTGCGGCCTGGACAGCCTCAAGCAATTGAGGATATCCATCCAACATGGCTAGTACATGCTGATTCGAGACACGATCGGATGCTTCGCTCAAATCGAGCGTGGCCAGGTCCCCGCTGTGGGACCCGACTTGAGCCAAGAACCTATTAGGTTCTTGGTCATCAAATCCGATAACGCGAGAGAGGAAACCATCCTCTTGAATCGCGCTAAGAATACTGCGATAGATAGCCTGCTGCGCATATTGCATCGCAGCAGGTTCTATAGCAATAATTCTTGGTGTCTTGAGCGTCTTAGGAACTGTGATGACCCTAACGGGCATCTCAGCTCCGGGTTCGTGGAAGCTAGTTTCTGATCTTAACTCTGGGCAAAGCCTAGAGTTCGGAACCAGAAAGTCCTGTACGGGTAAAACCCGGTCAAGGCGAGTGGTCCAGGTTCGCAGATTCCACTTAGCATTACTGCTAAGCTTATCTGCGACAGCGCCTGGACCATGCTTAGGTGTAAGTCTAGCCCAGTGAACATCTCTGTCCACTTTGGCAAAGACCTCACCAAAAAGCATATCAGAAATTCTTTTAAAGTCCTCAAGAAATTGAGGATCCAAAAGAGCATCTGACCTCCTAACTTCCAGCTCACATTGAACATAATCGGACATCGCTCGTCTCTCACGTTCAGGTTTTACAACCTGAAGACGCCCTCCCTCGCGGGAGGACTCGGGGAGAGCGATTTTACTGAACATCAATGTTAATTGACGAACAGCAAAAATTGCTTCGATGTCCGGTTGGTCCAATAGTGCGCCACTATAAGGGCAAAACACACGTCCAAGGAAACCTTGCAGAAATGCAGGGAGACCATTACGACTTCCAGGATTCTTTCGAAAACCTGGAACGTCCGAAGGGACGACGAAACCTTGGTTAAGCCATTTTTGGACAGCTTTTCCAAAGTCCGCCAGGGATATCGCCAAAAACGATATCCCCTCGTGTTTTACCCGACTCTCAACGTATTTTACGTCGAGAGTGGCGCTTGTGCAACATCGCACAGCCATTTCATGAGCTGTGCAGGACCAGAGTGACGTCAGGTTTTTCATAGTCCCCTCCTTTCATAGGAAGGTGGCTAGTCCATAGCCCTGTCGTCAATGTCGACTACTGTGAATCGAGAACATGACCTGTATTGAGGAACGACCTCAGCCTCTGAAGAGACCGAAGAAGTTCCAACAACAAGTCTATCTCGATTTGGGACCGATTAGGTCCCGTAACCACTGTAATCATGAGCAGATCCCGACCATTTTGGCCGGTCGGCCCATGAGCAGTGAATACCACAGTACCCTTCACTCCCTTCTCAACAGACATTAATATGTCCGTCGAGAAGGGCAGTTCCTACCACTGAGAGAGCGTTGAGAACAGCTACCAGAACGACTACCCACGTTTTCGTGAAGGTAGTCACCGGTAGATGGTCAGCGCTGCGACGGCCGGCCATAAGCCGCCTGCCGCGATGCCTTCTATGGGTATCAGACCATAGAGGGTCATCCTCCTGGTAACCAGACAAAACGAAGAAAGCTGGAAAGAGAGTCCGCTAGGACTCTCCGCCCAACAGCTTCGAAATCATCTGGTTCGAAGTTGCTGTGAACAGGGTGTTCGCACCCACAAACACAGCGAGACCGTCAGCCGCCGTAAAGCCAGCCTGAGGCATGTCAAAGACGATGTAATATGACATCGACACCTTGACATTCTCGGTTGGCTTGAAGGGGTCAGCGGTCACCTTCGAGGAATCGACCCTCAGTAGCCTTCTCGTCCGCTTCCCATAGGTATGGGAGGCGGAGAGCTTGAGAAGGCCGTCACCGCTCGTGTACTCACTTTCGTCGTCGCCCACGCTAGTGCGTGGCAACGGCGTTGTGATACCCGAGATAGTGAGCGAGAGGGGGTCGGTGAACGACATGAGCATCACTCCTAGGGGCCCGGTTAGGCCCCCATTGGCGTTGATAACGCAGGACAACATCCTGCTACCGCGTCCGGCTAAGACCGAGAGCGGCAACAATGGCTTTTTGCTGGGTAGTAAAACTATCCCAGTTTACGCCGAACCCAAAGGGGGTTGCCTGTCGACGTACCTTAGTCTCAGCGACCAAGGTAACATCAGTTGGATACGTGCCGGCGGACTTAAAGCCCGTCGGACCCGTAAACGTATAGGTATATGAATGGACACTATGTTCCATCATATAACCATACAGCAACACCTGATTGTCGATAGCCCAATTCGTCCAGTTCTGAAGAACATCGGACGTATTGGAAAACCAATCGAGCAACCAACTCCATGGTGCAACAGCCCAGATATTATCTGGGGTGAGAGATAGGCCAAGAAGTTTCTTGGCAAGGATAACGTGTTGCGCAATATCATTCCGAAGACCTAAGTCATTCGGAGGTAGATAGTACGTAAACGCACCCTTAAACCATCTCTTTGTTTCAGACCTTTCGGTCCGAACAACTGAACCATGGCCTGAAGTAAGAGAATCATACAACGCACCGGCCGACGGATTAATCCAAGGACTAACCGCCGTACGGTCCGTAATAATCTTCTCAGACTTCAGTGGTGGAAAAACGTAATCCCGGCGGATCATTGTACCCGAGCCACGCGCATATTGGTCTATGACCTCTTGCGCGTGAATCAGTGAATTTGCGATTGCTCGCAAATCACGTACAAATGGAAGCCACCCAAATTGATAGTTAAGGTACTGATGACCGACCTCCTTACGGAGTTGCCGGTGTGTCAGACCTCGCCATGTTTTTAGCATGACGCCCGTAAGTTCGGGAATCCCGTCCTTAAGGGTCTCTACCAAAAACTGGGTGACATCCGCAGATGGATTTGATGGTGAGCATCTAGCAATGGCAGTAGCTCCCAATTCATCAAGTGAATTACTTGATGAATTGATAAATGGAGGATACACCATAAGACTAGGTGCACACGGAAGCACAGGACCAACATAATTATATTGGTCAGGTGCTGACGCGGTTCCAACCATAGCAGTAAGAGAGCTAACACCCGGACGGGTGATAGCATACTTCTTCTGCATAAAGAAGGGACCGCCCAAATCTCCCTTGAAGACGCCCTTTTTACGGCGTCGCCAAGCGGGATGACTAGTAGACTCAGTATACTGAGTCCCATCGAGCGACTTAAAGGTACCAAGATTAGAATTAGAAGTAACTGTCACCCTTGAATAAGGGGGAACAGTTAGCTTCGACTTCTCAGTCAAGATACCTCCAACCACTCCTTCGAAGGGGATTACTCTCCTCCGAACGGTAATTGGGTCACTCAATGGCCACCAGCTCCTTAGAGTCCTAGGAGGAACTCCTCCTAATACTGACCCAACACTAAGATATTATCTTAGCATAGGGTGAGTGGATGTTGCACTGCGCCCAGGGCCCCGCAAGAGATCGGAA